ACTGTGTTAAATCAATAACTTTCTGCATTATTGCAGCTTTTTCTGCTGCTGACTTATTATGTTCATAATATGATAATCTTAATTTAGCTATCTCTTCATTTTCCTGTTTGTGCTGAGAAGATAAACCCTTTTGCCGTTTATCCATTAAATCTAAAACTTCAGCATAATCCCTCCCAGCTTTCGCAGCCTCATTAATTCTGTCAATCAAATTGTTGAAATCCCAATTTGCGACTGAATTAAGAAACTCATTCCATCCGTTTGTTAATCCTGCTGTAGTTTTAGCCCATTCATCAGTAGCGTATTGTGACGTTTTTATTACGGCTTCGCCTAATTTTATAGCACCATAAACACCTGCTAAAACTCCACCGGCTAAAGCTGCATACTTCTTTACTCCATCCCATGCACTTGCATAATTCCCTACATTCATTCCCTGTTGCCTTGCAGCATCTGAATTCTCTTTTAGGAATGCAGTATTTTTATTTACAGTTGCATTAAGTTCATCAAGTTTCTTTTTTTCAGATGCAATAGACGGGCTAAGTTTATCAATTTCTTTGCGAAGTGCTGAATTCTGAGCCTTCGCATCTGCCATTGTTTTAACAGTGAGTTTTAGTGCGTCTGTGTGTGCTTTCTCTTTTGCAATAGCCTTGTCTAATGCTGCTACTCTTGCTTTTTCAGCGCGTTCAGCCGCCTGTAATATTTTAGTTGCCTGTCTTTCGGTTTCATTGTATCGTTTCTTTTCCTCTGACATAGCCTTGCTGATAGTAGCTAAGTCCTTGTAACTAATGCCTTGCTTTTTAAGTTCAGCAGTAAACTTAGTAAGTTCAGCAAGAGACTTATTCATTGTAGCATCAAACGCAATCAAAGCAACATCAGCCGCTTTTATTCCGTCGATTGCTTGTTTACTGACTATATCGTTGATTTCTGCGGCCATATCACTTTTTATTAGCTTTCAGTTTATCAGCAATAACTTGCTGCTTTTGTTTACCAGCCTGGAACAATTCGTATAACTCGAATAATGTCATACCACTGTAGTCTGGATTTGTATCTGCGTTCATTGCGCAAATAAAATAGTATTGCATTATAGTTGTTCCTTCAACATTTTTTGTTTTCTTTTCGGCAAACATTTCTTCGAATTTGTCCGTTGACCGTTCAAGTTCATCACGAAACGCCGCCACATCTTCAAGTGTTTTGATCTCGATTCCGGTAACGTCCTTGATCTGTTGTATGTAATCTGCAAGAGTTTCATCCGGTTTGGGTTTCATACCGCACTTTGCCCGGGTAATATCCAGATTGATTTTGTGTACCAAATGCACATGAATAGCCTCAGATAGTGCTTGCATTATCATCAACTTATTTTGAAATATCAGCTTATCAATTTGCCGGTATAAGTCCCCCTGTGATTCAGGATTAAACAGTTTATTAAATTCGGTTGTAAAGTTTTCGATCTGATTCAATAACCACGAAACAGGAATAAACCGTAACCACCAAAACCGGATTAACAGTTTTAGGTTGCGTTCTGATTCATACCGTGCGTATTGCGGTATGGTCATGGTGCGGGGGGTGTGGATTAGGTTTGGTATCATTGATTGAATGAGTTTGATTCGTGCCGCTTTGCGTGTGGCTCTTATGTGTTGCGTGTAGCTTCCGTATTGGCTCATGTCGTTGTGTAGCAAGCTGCTTTGTATTGTTTACTCAACTCTTCAGTAGTTATCTGCTTTGCCTGTTTCTGCTTTGTCGGTGCAATCCCGAATATATCAGAACTATACTGATCTATCAGTTTCGGTGCGTAGTCAACTCCTGAATTGATTTCAAACTGTTCTCCTTTTGCTTCGATTGTCATTGCGTTAAACATGTCGCCGGTAACGTATAAATCAGGTATTGTGAAGCCTTTTAGTTTAGCGTAGTTCCGTGAGTATTTTGGGCTGATTGGTTTATCCTTTGCCGTCTTATGTTCCTCTTTCAACTGTTCGCGGTTCAGTTCAAGTAAAGCCTGATTGTCGTCAATAATTCCTTCGACATAGTTTTCTATGTTTTCAGTGAATTTGTGGTGACGTGTGGCGAAGTCGTGGAGTGCTCCCATGCTATTTTATTTCGAAAATTCCCCATGTGTGCGGGACAACTGCAACTACTGTTGCCCCTTCACAAAGCGTTTCACCGTTATTGTATGTAATAAATTCACTTACAGTTGTTTGTGGTGAACTTTTTACAATCACTTCGTCTGCATCTATAACTGTTTCAGATATAGGATAGCTTGCATCGATCACTCTAAATTTTCTCATGGCCTTGTCTTGTTTATTGGTTAACTACAAATATAATTCATTTTAACCCTTTTCAATCCTTTGTTAACAAAAAAGGGGGCGGAAGCATCACCTCCACCCCCACAAGTCCTACAAGATTTCCAACAAGACTATGGAGTAACGCCGTTAATTGTCAACGGGTTTGTAATGTAAGTCGCGTATGTCGATACGGTTTTATTCATCTGAATAGTGATATAATCACCGTCAACCAGCTCTTCATCAGTATTCTTGTAAGCAGTAATCACATAACTTCCATCAGTACCGGCTACTCCGGTGACAACAGCATCAGCAACGTTTGAGTCAATCACTGCATACACATCAAGACCAGCATATCCAACAGCGCTGTTACGTTTTGTAGCTTTCACTGCAATAGTTCCGGCTGTTCCGTTGTAGGCTCCGGTTGCTTCAAGTTCCAAACCTACTGGAACAAGTGATTCGATTTCGCTTGCAGTATATGGCATTGGCATAAATTTCATACTTTGAAATTCTGCAACATCTTTGAAAAAGATGTCTATCGGGTGTGCTTCATTGCTGTTTTCAAAGTTAGGAAACGGGCTATATGCTCCGATTTGTCCGCGAAGTCCTTTATAAACTCCGTTGCTTTGTTTTATCAACGATCTTTTAGCATCAGAAGTAATAAATTCAACTTCAACGACAGTCGAATTCATCCTGAAGAATTGGCGGTAATCATCGAATGAACGATCCAAGAAGATACGAGCAGAAGGGACCGGAAAAGTGTAAACCGATTTTACTCCTGTGTTTGATGTTTCAATATTAGGTTCATCAGTCGTGTTGTTGAACCCCGAAACAGGAACATAGATTGATACGATACCAGCGGCCAGGCTGATATTAGTTTTCGTTTTGGCAATCGTTTGCAGCTCTGCGTAGGTGTAGGTAGTATTTTTGGCTGAAATTAACACGCCAATGATCGGCTGTGTCCTTCCGTTACAATCACCAAGTCCGGCTGAAAGAAAAGCGCCACATGAATTGATTTCCATAGTTTTTAAGTGTTAAGTTGATAAATAATTGTGTATTCTTCTGGATGCTTTAATACTGATTCTTCCGGCACAACATCCAATAAACCGGACTTGGTTTTTATTACTGTCCACCTTTGTTTGTCAACATCCAAAAGTGATTTTACAGTATGTATTAGTTTGTCTTTTTCGCCGCAGTTGTAACACATTTACTTAACGTATATTTGTCTTGAACCCATCGTATCGCATGGAACATGTAAAGAAATTTGCTCTAACAAAGCATCAGCCCCATAAGTATCAGTTGTTGGAGTGCGGCGGATATTGAACCCGATTTTACCACCAATAGCAAACGGCGTTGAAGGCTGATCTAATGTTCCCATTGTACTTAGTAAATGATGGTACTGTTTATCACTTGCTATGTTTACCTCAACTTGTTTGGCGGTCATTGGTATCGGTGCTGCATTTGGCGGCGAATACTCCCAGTCAAAATACCATATCACTGTTCCGGTTCCCGTAGTTGACGGCCTCCAATGTACGTGTGCCTCGATAGCCTGCCCGATCATATAGTCATGCGGTATTTCAAAAGAACCTGATAGTATTTCCTGAGTCGCATTTCCGTCAAAGGCTCTCAATGTCCTTGCTACTCCCCCGATTGTGTGTGCTGTTTCATCAGGTGCAGCCGCTCCGCTTGCAGGTATAACCATGGCCGGATATTCGTCGCGGTATGTAGGTTGTTCAAGTACAAGAGTTTTAACGGCTCCGGTCTTAACTGTAAAATCGTTTGCCGTTGTCACATCAGGCGAAATTAGTTTATCGGTTGTGAATGTCTTTGCCCCTGTAATTGTTTGAACGCCGTCAAGTGTTACCGGATTAGTTGCTAAAGCATCAACTTCATCGTACAACGCATTAACCGAATCTTTGACTTCATTAGCATCAACATCACGCCATAGAGTTACTTCTCCGGCTCCGTCTTTGTCCTTATCTGGATATGTTACCTTGCTCATTGTACGTTGGAGTTTAATGTGTAATCAAAAGTCTGAAATGTTTGTGCAACGAATCCACAACCGGCATATGTCTTGACCTTGCACCCACTTATCACAATCGCATCCGCACAGTCATTAGCAACATTTGCGTTTGCCTCCGAACCCCAGAACGGATAAATTTTCATTTTGTGTTCACCTGAAAAAGTCAGGTTTGGAGTGTGTCCAAGTTCATGAATCAACCTGTCATAAATCGGAATCAGGGTAGGAACAAATACATTTGTGTAACGCTCTGAAGCCTTCCAATGTGGTTTTGTTTCGGTAACAATCACAATATTTAGTTCCGTTTCAGATTCGAACTTATCCCGAGTTTCTTCAAAGTTGTGAAACAGGAATATAGCAGGGTATTTTTTGAGCTTCCAAACTGAATTCTTATCCTTTTCCATCAATGTATTGACAATTTCCAACGGATGACCATAATAGTAATAAGGTGCTTCAGCTCCAGATTCGCGGCACTGTGCAACTGTATTGCCTATCAGATCAACTATGTTTGGAAATGTCATATGCCGAAGATGTTAGTAAGTTTGAAACGACAAGGTGAATCAAGCGGGTAATCGTCCGGTAATTGATTCATAAAGAAATAACATTGTTCGTATAAGTCAACAAAGTAATTCCAACTATTAGCAAACAACCCTATCCCGTCAACTATATTTGAGTTTTCGTTTTTAGGTTGTGTTACTCCGGTATTTGTAAGCGTTGACTGTGAATGTTTCAAATGCTGACAGTACACATAATAACTCAAGAATGATACTTTATCTGAGTTGATTAATCCGTTCCATCTTATTGTTTGGCTTCCATACGTGTAGGTGTGCCCTTTTATAAGTCTATCCCATTTCGTTGGTAGTGGTGTAGATGGTGCAGCAAGAAAGGCGGCATAAGCAGCCATCAATTCAGTGTATAAAGTATATCCCAACAGTCCCACTAAGACATCTTTCTCGTACCTGTCAATGTATTGTTGCAGGTCTGAGTAGGTGCTTGCCGGCACGTTGATCTCGTTGATATAATATGTACTGTCAGTGAAACTCATTGCTTATCGCTTTAAGTAGATTGTTGCCCGTGTGATTTTAACGGAAGTTGCGGCCTTAAAGTGCTGAACTGCTACCCTGATATAAGGCGGATTAATATACCATGTCGGCTGCCAATACCAAGAAGCGGCTGAAGTACCCATTCGCCCTTTATAATCGTATCCGGCGGCTGCTGTTACTGCATTAGTTTCATAATAAGTTCCTGTAGCAAGCAAAGGCGTTCCTAATCCTTTGAGTTTGTACCAGGTCGTCCCGTTTTGGCTTCCCTCAACCCAAACGTGCGTGGAGTCGGAAGAACTTATCGAAGGTGTGATTAAAACTTCAATCGCTCCTGTCCATTTGCCTGTTATCGGTTTTGCTAAAGTACAGTACTTTGTAGCAGCCCCGACAATGGAGTCATTTGTGGCCGGTGTGAATGTCAATGACAATCCGTTTTGCGCCTGCGCGAACCCGAAGGCGAGGAAGGCTATAAGTATAAATATTAGCTTTTTCATGTTATTTTAATTTTGCGGAGTTTTTGTTAATAAGAGTTTTTGCAAGCTGAGCGGAAACAAGTTTATCACCTTTGAACGTAATGCCTGTTATCCAAACCATACCTGTCAGCTTTTCAGGTAAAGCCGGAGCGGCTTCTATAACCGCCCCTGCTTTTATAGTTTTCGATTTAGCCACTGATTACGATTTTTGTAAAGCGGCTGCAACGGTATCAACATCCATGTACAACCACGAAGTCTGCGACTGTGTCGGGAGTGAAAGAACCGAGAAAATTTCACCGACAATAGTCGATTCGTTTTCAATGAACTGGTCACCGTGAACGCCCTTGCGGACAATCAGGTTGCCGTGCTGTTCTTTTACAGTGCGGCGGGTTCCGATCAGGATTTTACCGGCTGTTATCTGATTTGATACAAACGGAGTCAATCCGGCAAATTGGAATGCTTCAGGAATGAACATCTGGTTCCCGTTGTTGTCCTGTGTGTAGGTCATTTTGGCTACATCGGTAGGCGAAATGAAGATCACATCAGGCTCATAGTTGAAATTGCGGATATGCAACTGACCGGCACCGATTACGGTGTGAACGGTTGGGTTTGCGATTGTTCCGTCAAGTCCGGTTGATGCGTAGGTGTCAGCCCAGGCAATAATATCAGCAAGTACACCGTTTTGGTAAACGCGAAGAACGTCGTCCTCAAACATGCTGATAATCTGAAGTACAAGCTGATCGAAGTCAATTTCAACTTCTTCGGTCATTTCAATACGGCCAGCATATTTTTTGCGGGTGTCGTATTTCCATGTAAACAGTTTATCAGTAAGCGGTTTTGCTGCACCTTCGTTGGTTGCTGCAACAACACCGTCACTAACTGCAAGTTGTTCTTTGCGGCTAACTGTTTTCGGTACTTTTGCAACCTGACGCGAATTGATACCGTCAAGGATAAAGTTTTTCGGGTATTCAATAACTGTGATATCCATGTCGTCAAACACGTTCACGTTATTGATCGCACTTGCACCTGTCAATACTGTTCCGGTTGTCATCAAGGCAGAAGCGGCACGTTTTGCACGAAACTCAACTTCCCACGGTGCACCACCTTTGCGGGCACGTTGAATTTCGTCCTTCTTTGCTTCAAGTAGGCTTTTTAGTTTGAACTTCTCATCAGCCGTAAAGCTGCGTTTCGATTTCTTTTCCATGTCGTCAATTGCTGTGGCAAGGTTGCGGACAATTGATGCGAATGTTTCGCCATCGTCGATTCCGCCCAGCTTGTCAGTTATGGCTTTTAACGCCAGATTGCGCTCTACTGATTCGGCTGTCATGGCCTGCTCAACGGCTTCGCCAATACCACCGAAAAAGTTTTCTTCTTGTTCGGTCAAAGTTGTTTTTGCCTTCGAGCGAACGATTTTCATGAAGTCTTCTTTTTTCATCGTTTTAAAATTTATTGATTAATGATTCAATTATTGATTTGTCCGCTTTCGGCGTTTCAATCTGTTTTTGAATAGCCCGCTTCACTTCGATTTGTGCGGCTATGTCGTTTGGTACAGGTGCAAATGATAACGATTCAGGAGTCCAAAGGTCTGCCATGTACATCGGAACCATACCAGGTTTACGTTCAACCGTATAATTGCTGATAGTTCCTTCGATAGATACGGTCTTAACAATCCCGTTTTTTACATCTGACCTCAATGCTTCATCAGCACGCGCCCCGAATTTACACCTTACAATCAGCCCTTTATCGGTAAAGTCATAGGCTACTGATATTCCGAGCGTGTTTTCGGCTGAATTATCCCACGGGTGATTGTCAAACAAAGGAATGCCGGAATCCAACCGCGAAGTGTCAACGTTATCCTTTCCGGTTCTTAGCACCTGCATAAAGTATTCGCTATTCTCATACGAATAACGCATCTGGCCGTTTTCTGCCGGAACAGCAACGCACTCAAAATCGTATTCCTCCGATTCAGTTACCGTAATTAGGGCGCGGCATATCTGCCTATCGTTGGCGGTGGGTTTATCCTTTTCCATAACTCAAAAGTATTAAATCAATTTGTTTTGCAATCTCTTTACTTTCAGGGTTCAACCGCTGCATAGTTTCGAGGTTCTGCAATTTCTTTGTTATTAAATCCTGTTCAGCCCCCTCATTTGTACTCAATGCCGATACAGTCGAATAATCTGATTTGATCTGCAATCCAACTTTATCCAGATACAACGCCCGTGTAAAGTTATAATCAACCGTATCAACCATTGACATTAGGCCGTTTTCCCAAACTATGCGTTCACCTGAATTCTGTGAACCTCCTGAATTATTTAACGTTGCAACTGCTGGCTGAGGAACCAATGAAGCTGGTATCTGAAATATTGAAGCAATCTTAATCGAGTTTTCCAGTGTTTCCTCAAACGGCATCAAGTCTTTGATGTGTGCCAGCGTGTTGATGAACTCCAACGGGACGGAAGATATGCCCCAGAAGTTACGGCGGCCTGTTATCCCGTTTCTTTCGTTAATATCCTTTAGTATGGTTTCGCGGGTAGCCGGATCAACTATTTCATTCAGCCCTCCGCTATTGGTTTGCTTCTTTACCAGATAACCGGCGGCTCCGTTATTTGCATATACGTTGTATCGTGCTGAATAAGTGGCTAACAGGTTATCAATGTTCCGTTTCGCTTTGAACTGTGGTGATTTTGCCAGCACTAACGAATATTTGCGCCGCGTCTGGTCAATCGTATCAATTCTTAGTCGGGTTTTATCCAGATATTCCCATGATCGTGTTAACTGCGAATACTTCGCCTCCTTAATCAGATCAATGTTTGAACTAATGTTAAGCGGCGAAATATTTGTAAACTCGTTGATATGAATCAAATCAGGCTGCAACACATCCAACCGTGTTATTGAATTTGCTGAAGGTTTACGGTACGAAGCCGGAACATTTACGTATGTTATCCCGTTACCGTCTGCAAGGTATGAGAATATGTATTGATAAACTAAGTCAGATAATGAATAAAGCGGGTTAATATCTGTTAAGAATCGGTTATATTCTGAGTTTGGCAACTCGTTTCCGTCTTTATCAGCTATGAACCGTCGCAATTTACTGCCACGGTCTGCATAAAAATCAACAGGGAAGTATAGTTCTGTAACGGTATTAGCTAAGGTGAATGCGTTTTCATCCGTAAGTTTATCAGGAATTTCAATAGTACCGACGTTTTTAGACTCGTAACCAGGCTCTTCCCAGTAGTCGATTCCTTTTGTACGTCCAAAAAACTGTGAAAGAAAACTCATTTACGCTGTTTTGTTTGCAAATATATATTCAATTTTTACTAATTGTTTGTTTGTTGATAAAAAAAGCCTTACATGGTTGCAAGGCTTTTTTATTTCTATTGATTTCATTACGCTGCTGCCTCCGTCAGCCCGTCGCGTGGCTGGTTATGAACATATGTCAAGTTGCCGGAATCAGGTTCAAAGTTGTCATATTTATTACATATAAAATTACCTTCATTTATTGATACTGCATTTCGCGAATACCCGCATAGTAACCCGTAATTGTGTGATACATTAATTTCGTTTACTTCAGCGAATTCTGATTTTCCCATTTCGATCTGACTAAATGAATAGTCGGACATCTGCAATTCAATTGCAACCATGTCAGGTGCAAAAGTAGCAGAAGGGATGCAATAGCCAAAATCATCCTGAATTGGAGGTGAATTTGATTGTCCAGGTGGCGCAAATACAATCAGAGCGAAGGTGATCATGCACAAAGCAAAAAGTTTTTTCATAATACGTTTAATTTTTATGTGATTAATTGTTTGCAAATATATAGCTGTAAATGGGTAATTGTTGAATTGTTGATAAAAATTATCCATACAATACCTTCGAATATTTTATTTTCAAAATCGCAGCCACTGAACAGCACACATCAATCGCGTCCTTTTTATGGCGATTATCCCCCTCTTTCGTGTAACTTGTCAAGTCCTGAATGAACGCTTTATACTCTGGATCGGTTTCGTATTTCTCTTTGCTGAACATGAAATAACGTTGGACGAATTCGTAATGGCTGTGAATCCTGACATCTTTGTTTATCGTTGATGGGAACGGCGTTACTTTGACATGCTGGCCTATTTGCTTTTTCAACAACACAACCGCCGCCAATCCAACCCCGTTAGCTTCGATAAACATTTGCTCAGTCTTATTCGTTTTCGCCTTGTCAATTATCCGGCTTGTATTGGCTTCGATTCCGGCGGTTGAATGTATCACATCACGAACGTAAAAAGCTATGTTCCCTTCGTATTCAATCACATCGACAAACGGCATTGAGTACTTGTCGCCTCCGGTGTCGGCAGGATCTCCGACTGATAGACTGAATTGTACCTGTTCCGGTGCTAATGTGGTGAAGTGTAGTTTAGATTTCGGCAATAAAACCCCTTCCGGTTCCTGAATCCACCCGCCTATAACTACATTGTCGTATTCGTTTTCATTATCTACTTTCAGCCGCTCATAATCACGTATAATGTTTTTTGGAATGTATGCCTGGTTCACGTCAAGATATGAAGTATGAATGTACATCACATTGTCAATCACTGTACACTCCCCACCTTCAAGTCCCCGCTTTTCAAAGAATTCGATAAATATCCAATGTTCTTTTGTTGTCGGGTTCAGGATCAGGATTGTAAGGTTTCGTTTTTCAACTGATCGTATCGAATAGAAAACTTTTTTGAACGTCTTAAAATCCGGTATTTCTTCGGCTTCATCAACTACAAAACAGTTGAAATTTGTAAGTGATTTTAAGTTGGCAGTTTGAACCTTACTGCCTGTCTTTATCCCTTTGAATGCAATCCGGTTTTGTTTGAATTCGATCTGAGTTGCTGTATCAGTTACCTTTGTTTCGTAGTTAAGTAATTCGATTTTGTCAGATACTTCCGGCTTAACAGAATCAATTATTGACATATTAGTATAGCGGGTGTAGAGTGTGTTCCATCCTTTTTCAACTAATCCGATCAACGTTAATAGTGCAACCGTAAAAGACTTACCCGAAGCACGACCGCCTGTCATTATAACGGTGTCAACTTCGGGTAAATAGTTATCATTCAGAAGTTTAAATAGTGGGCGGTATTTCGTGCTGACATCAATCTCCATCGGAGAAGTTTTTAAAAATGATTGTTCCGCCTGTTTTGATTTCGCCGTCGTGTTTCATCTTCTGGCTGTTAATCCGGTCTGATTCCTCGTCTGTTCCAATCAGTTTATATAGAGCGATTTGCACCGTCGCATTTTCTGAATCATACCACTTTTTACGCAGTCCGGCTTTGATGGTTTCTTTGTTCAGGTCAACAGCTGCTTTTATAGAGTCCAATTTGTCCAACTCATATGTGTAGAATGTCTGCTTTGAAATACCCATAAACGAGGCAATCTCATGAATGAATACAAGTTTATTCTTTGTAATCACTTCAAGTGCCTTTGCTTCGAGTTCTTCGGTTTTGTATGCCATTGCTTTAAACTTTGAGCGATACGGTCGCATCGAACGCCCCCTCCCGACTGGATGCCGGTTGCTCTCCCAAGTGAGCTACTATCGCAGGTATATGCCTTTCGGCTTGTGTTATCTTTTCGCCCTTGTACATTCCCGCCCCTAATTCATCTATTTTGCTAAATGGAAGTATTGGAACGGTTATTTTGCATGATTTGTCGATTAGGTAAATGTATCGAAACTGAAACCCCTCAATTACTTTTGTTCCTAATTGTTCAGCATACCAAGACATTTGCTTATATGCTCCGTTTAATTTTAATTCCTGTTGCATGACTTTATACATAACATTTGATTTTGCTTGTAGTGTCATGCGATGTGCATATTTGCCCCCCCCGTTATATTTCCAATATTTCTCGGGAAGTTCAATCATTGATGCGTTTGAATATCCCGTTAAACTAAATCCGCTTGCCCTGTAAATGGTACCATCCCCACAATGGGTTGCATCTGAATATGATAAAACCCATTTTATGTGAGGTGCGTTTTTTCTCAATAACATCATTGAAACCGATATACATCGACTTTCTGAATACTTGGGTAAATATTCATCAAAAGCCATACGGTTTAATTCTAACATTTCATTCCATAAACAAGGCTGTACTAAATGAATAACTTTTGATTTATCGAGCGGACAACCATAAGACAAAACACCGTGCATATTGCCATCAAGAAAACACCCGAAGTGAAGCGTTGAATTATTTACAACCTTCCCAGAATAATGATGTTTCTTCACAAACTCATTAGCAATCTTTGCCGGTATAACCTTTACGATTATATCCTTTGCCCTGCCCATGATGCAACAATTAAATACAGTGCGTTACCGTTTGAATTTTCATTACCCATTGTTTCGGCAAACTTATAATCGTCTGTTTTCTTTATGTCGGCTATTGCGTTTTGAATTACAACGGCCTGTTCATCTGCAAGGGTAAACGTCATTTGTTGGAATGGTGCTTTATCTCCATCGGGTAACGTGAAACCGTCTGAACCGTACGAAATATCAACAGGCCATTCACAAACCACTCCCCACTCACCCAACTTCACCTTATCATAATCCTTCAATAATTCTAAATCCCACTCCCCATTCGCCACGTTATCCCTTATGATAATTTCCCGCTCCCGCTTATCAGTAAGTCCGGTTAATAAGTGCGTTGGTATGGTTGACAGCTTCAAATGCTTTGCCGCCTCGTATCGCTGATTTCCTGCAATAATTACCAACTCCCCGGTCCGGTCTGAAAGTATCACCGGCCTTGCCTCGAAATAATCCGGGTTATCCTGAATAGATTTACACAACGATTTAAACGATGCGTCTTTAATCGTTCGCGGATTGTTCGGCAGCTTTGCCAGTTCTGTTAGCTTTCTGTATTCCATAATTGCCAAATTTACAACCAAATTTTACTATTTGGGCGGTTGTTGATTAATATTTATGCTGTACGTGTTCTGGTATCGGTACTTTATAATGCACAAGAACCGTTATAGGTTCGTTGTAACAGCTTTGGAAGTATTTCTGATAGATTGCCTGATATTCGTTTATTTGTTCAACTGAGCGCACGAAACCGCTTTTAATTGGCAAAATTCCATACTTGCTGCCATTGATTATTTCGAATGAGGTCATTGTGTACATTTCGCCGTCTTTTTAAGTTCGTCTTTATAGCTTCTAAATTCACGTTGAACTATTCCTTTATTTCGTGACATCATGGCAAAGTATCTATTCTCAAAGATATAGTAAAATGTTAACATTTCGTCATGTGTCCCGTACTGTTTGAACATATGTTCCATGTTTTCAATCTTTCGTGTTGAATTGATAACGGTTGCATGGTCCTTGTGTCCAGTCATTTTACCAATATCAGCCAATGATATTCGGGTGTTTCGTGATAGACAAGCCTGCACAACCTGGCGAAGTTTTACAATCTTTCCGATTCTTGTGTGCATGTTTACCTCTTGGAGCGACATATCATAGTTATTTGCCAGTACCATTTCAACGGCTTCAATTGGTGTGATTTTGTTTTGCCTGTAGCGGCGTAGTCGTGGGTGTGGGTAGTCCATTTTGGTTTATTTTTCAGGGTGAAACAACTCTAAAACATCGCACTGAATTGAAACAAGCAATATCAATGCTGTTAATTCGAATCCTACCAATTTATAAAGGCCATAAGCTAAGGCCATAAATAGGAATGTTATTAAGGTTCTTTTCATTTTGTTTATGATTTTAGTGTTAATTCTTCGCCCGACATTTCATAGCAAAAATTCTGCACCTCGTGCAAATACTTAATTTGCCGGTCAAGTAAAATAATAACTTTTCGCCTGCCTTGCTTTTGATTAATGTAAATATCCCATAAATCAGATGAAGTGACCTTGGACAAATGAATACTTACATCGTTTGCGATGGGGAGGAAAATATCGGTTACGGTAAAGTATTTATCTATTTTGACATTTTTTGATTTAAATCCTAAGTCAAAAAGCCTTTCTTTAGTTATTGAAATTGGTTGTAAATCAGATGTATCATATCCTATAAATTCTGATTTTTCAAATAGCTTTATAAGACTTGCATTTACAGTCATTATTTCATTTTCTAATGATACTGTATTCCCTATTCTCAATTCTTTTGCTTCCATATCAATTAACTTTAAACATTAAACATATCCCCGAATAAAATCCGGAGCCTGAATTCGCACCCCACTGCACGGCGGCTGTAAACCGTCCGCGCCTGAATGCTTCGTATCTTAGCCCTATTTCGGCTATCGTGGTAACTTCTGTTTCTCTGTAACCTGGCCGGAATTCGATTACTTTATTCCAACCTCCGCCAACTGCAACAGCAACGTCCTTATGAACCCGCTTAGACATGCCTATGATAGTTTCGTGATATTCAGTGCCGTTATGAACGTCCTGATGTGTGAGTTTACAGTATGCCCCGAATTGCTGGCCTTCAATTCCGAATTGCATCGGGCGGCGGTCTGTCGTGGTAACGAAACGGGCGAAGGTTACCGTTTGGGCTTTTGTTTGGAAGCCTCCTGCAAAGATTAGCAGGAGGGGGATGATGAGTATGGTTTTCATAGGTTAGAATGGTAAAGAATCATTAACTGGTGCTGCATCGAATTGAGCAACATTACTGCCGGCTGCCTGATTCGCTTGTAGCTGTGTGAACGTTTGCTGTGCGGGTTGTTGTTGCCCGACCTTTTCAATCGCGAAGGCTTTAATTTCGTGATAATACTTGCCGTTGTATTCGCGGCTCGATACATCAAATTTTACTTTGATTTCCGTACCTGGTACAAGGTTTTTAACAAGGTCGGTTTTTTCGCCCCAAACAGAAAAAGCAATATTAACCGGATATTGCCCGTCTGAGGTAGTTAAGAATCCGCCCTTTACCCAAGCTGTTCCTGATTTACTTACTCCGCTTTCTTCTGGGAGTTGTTTTACAAATCGTGTTGTGATTTCGTGCATGGTGTTTAGTTATTTAGTGTTAAACTTGATGTAGTCATTATACATCTGAATTATCGTTTCTTCATCGTGGCCTGTCAGGTAACAAATGAATTTAAGGGTTTCTTCGTTCATTTCAGTAAGTATTAAGTGAATAATTCTGTTTGCACCACATCCGCCGGCCTTGAATCCCACCACCTGACGAACTCCTCAAATGTATGTACTATCAAATAAATCCCACCGGCTCCGGTTATTGATTGTTCGTATTGTTTCTGCGCGTCTGATTGCCTGTCTTTGCCGTACTTAATTTCAATTTTCAGGCTCCGTCCGTACGGCGGTAACGTTGCCGAAATATCCGCACTGCCTTTTGTCATTGACGACTTCTGATAGCTTACCGATCCAACTATTCGGCTGTGCCCCATTACGTCCGTTACTTTCTTTGTGCCGTCAACCATTCGGCCTGTTACCGAGATTCGTTCTGCCTGCCCTCCGTTGAACTTGATCCAGTCAATTACGGCACGAGTTATTCCGTTTGCGCTGTTTACTTTGTAGTCGTGTACAAAAGATTCCGGATAGGGTAAGTTAGGCCGCTGCGTGGTGATTCTATCCAGTGCGGTTTGTTTAAGGCGTTTTAGGGGGGTGCGGTCTTGGGGGTTCATTTTTTAACAGGTTTTTAACAGGTTTTTAACAAACTTTTTAACAACTTAACTTATTGATATTCTGTTAATTATTACTACTATTTCTATTTTGTTAAAAAAGTTAAGTAAAATATAAAGAGTTAGTAGTATTTACAGTTATATAAAAAGGCTCTGGCTCTTCCTTTTTTCGCTTAACTTTTTAACAACCTTGTAACAAATTGAATCATAAAGTGTTAAGGTGTTAAAAAGTTTTTTACAGTTTTTAACAAATCAAGTTTTTAACAGTTAAAATGTTAATTCCTCGTTTTGTTTCGGGTAATTCAAAAATGCTTCTTTTTCTTCTTCTACCTCTTCAATGTTAAAAATCGAACGCTTAATTTCATAGGCCGTGCCAACTTTTGAGCTGTATGTCGAAGTGTCCCCAAACGGAACGTAACGCATTGCTTTGCCTGGTATCAGCAAAAATTCATTCTTTAACACAGTTCTGATATAATGAATATCAATGTTATGACTATTTTTATACCAGCGTTCTTTAATGTCAACCGGAACTACAAAAATAGAATCATCGTTTCGTCCTGAGTTTGAAAAATGATCCACAAACCGCTCAAACATATCCTTATATAACCCTGTTTTTGATTCTTTTTTAACAGCTGTTAAAGTATCGTTTTTAAGTTCTTCAGTCGTAAAAGGAACACGGCCAATAGTAAAGTCAACCGGATTAAGTGTAGATAAGTGTGCAAGAAACGCCGGTATTTCTTCCCGTAAATCTTTTTCTATCGAGTGATTAGAGTATTTTGGTTTGCCAACTTTGCGTACAAAAAACCGTATTTCCTCTTCGTCAACCTTTGCGAATTTGTCCTCATTGTTTGATGCAAGTATAATTTTACCGAAAAAAGGAAGTTTGTAATTGCTGATAAATTTCTCATTCACTGATACAAATTTTCCGGTAGCTAATGCTTTTAGCTTTTCAACCGTTATGCTTTTTTCGATCAATGTTTCTTCAATCTCAATTATGTTTGCGGTTGCGTATGAGCTGTTAAAATCGCTTGTAAGGTCTGAAGGATTAATCATAACGCAATTATCCCCGAATATCATATTCAACCAATTAAGGAAGGTAGTTTTTCCGGTCTGTCGCTCACGTGATACAAGTACCAAAATAGGAAGCATTTTATCGGGGTGCAAATATAAGCACTGCAAATAACGATACCCTAATTTAACCTGATCCCCAAAAATGTGTTCCATTAAAATATGGCTCCACTTAACTACTCCTTCTTTTTCAGTGTGGCGAAATGAGTGATAAAGGTTGTAACAGTTTTCAATCACTGGCTGATAGTTAAAATTATCCGGCTCAATGCAAAAGTTATCAAACTTAGGTATTTTATTAATGTACTGTTTGCCGTGATCGTCTTTAATTTCTTCCTTCTTCCACTTTTTAAGATCAATTCCAGTTATTCCGAAACGGTCTTTTTTCTGAATCTTTTTAAAATAGTCAACTCCGATTCTTAGGTATGGCGAATCTTCATTCAGGTAATAAACGCTTATCCAATTTATTGCAGCGTAGTAATTACCTTTAAATTTAATCAAAACCAAAATTTGAAACGGCGTGTAATTACAATCGCCACGGAACGGATCAACATCTAAAATAAAATAAACCGAATACTCCGACCATGTAGCCGAATGAACAGCACTAAAAAATAGCTTGTCGTTGTGTTCAATTAATCCATGTTCACGTAAAAGAAAGGCCGAATAATCACGTTTATAATAGTTAAACCAGCTTACAGGATCGGTAAACTCATGATTATCTAATGAATCGATCTTTTCAGAAAGTTCATTTTTCTTATCTTCGAAAGTCTTTATTCCTGGTAAGTTCATAACTAAAAAAGTTCAGGCCATTTTTGCATTGCGCGTGTTATCGAATTGAATCTATCAAGTTCTTTGTTGTTGGTTTTTACTCTTCGTTCCGGCTCGTATTGATCTACTGCCTTTTGGTAACCTGAAGTAAAACCTGTTGAAAAATCACTGTGCTGCTGTTCTTTCAGTTCTATATAAAGGTTTTTAACGTATTCATGATAGTCGTTTAATTGTTCTAAAATTCTTTGCCTGATTTCGACTGAAACCGCATTTGCGTTTTCTGATGCTGCGTATTTATCCAGATCGGTTTTCATTGATGCAATCAGCCGTGCAGTCTGGTTTTGTATGTCGTTAAATTGGATTTGGTAGAACATATCACTTAATATTAATTAACCATAAAAACAAAACCCGCACTGCAAAGGCTCCCAACCGACGCAGATACGGGTAATGTAATTATGGTTTTAAGTGAATTTCTTTTCATCGGTTGGGAGCCTATTTGAATTACAAATATAGTTAATTTTTCAATTAATCCTTACTAATCTGCAAAATATTTTCAAACATTTCGCATTTGCGCCGGTAGTTTCCGGACCAGGTGATACGCGATAGAACAAACCGCAGCCGGTTGCCTTTTGAACATTTAGCCTTTTGGATTAGCTTTATTTCATCACTCCATATCGAATTGACGAAATTACGGCACTGTTCGCAGTTGTGGGTTTTCATGGGGTTTTAGTTGTTTCATAACGATTAGTATCGTCTCCGGTTATATCGATCCGTTCCCGAAGTGTTAGAATAGCATTTAGTAGTAACATTTCTTTCATTGTCATCGGTTCAACCTGAACATCATCATCATTTATGAAGTCAGCCATATATTCACGAATTAAATGTATAGCGGATTGCATATGCTGCAAATCCTTTTCCATTTCGTAAGCAATATGGTCGCCACAATTGAACTGGCCATTGTCACTGAATATACCCAGATACTTCTGTTTGATACGCTTCGCCCTTAAGTCACGTTGTGGCTTATGCATGTTCATAGGGTATTCTTTATGGGTTGGTTTCATTGGTGCGGTTTGGTTAAAATAAAGTTTGCGCCGTCTTGTTAATTTCAGTCCGAGCAAAACCCAGCGATTTTATTTCGTCAATCTTCAATTTACTCGATTCAATCCACGCCTTAGCATCTTTAAAAAACGGTTTCTTAATTTCAAAACAATATGCTTTGCGTCCCATATTATCAGCAGCTACATGAGTAGAACCTGAACCAGCAACCGGATCAATTACCACATCACCAGGATCTGTAAATATTTCGATCAAACGTTCCAATAATTTAACTGGTTTTTGTGTCGGGTGTATTTTTACAGATTCATTATCACGCGGCCAGTCCATGCAATTAAATATCATTTTGCCGTTATTATTGAATTTCGGGAGCCGATCGCGGTATAGTAGTACGGCATATTCACAGTTACCCACAACCTTCATGTTAGCTTTTAATACCTGTGCTGAAAAATTCTTTCTGAATACCAGATTAATATAATTATTCAACCCGTATTGTTTAGCCAGATTTATAAGATAAAACTGCTGTTCAAACTCACAAAATACTATCATACATGGGGCTTTGGATTTTAGTTTTTTGCCTCCGTTTTCATCCTTTAATATCTCGATTTCTTCCTTTGTCAGTTTCGGCTCATTCCTGAGCATTGAACTGCAAAAGTGCATAAACTCTTTTGGCCGGAAGTCTTTATCGGTATCGAAAAACTCAGTTCCTGCGAGTGCAGATTCCCCGTTTTTATTATCACCGTCTTTGTACCATGCCGGATTCGAAGCATAGGCATTATTCCCTAAGTTGTACGGAATATCAGCGATTATCAGCTGTGCCTTTGGAATTTGATAAGGCTTGTAATTCTGGAAGTGGTCGTTTATTATCATTGTTTTGTTTTTCTTTTTGCCCCTCACCCCTCACCCGCCCAGCTACAACAGCAAGCGCAAAGATCAGGATAATGAAGGCGGTTAGTATTAGGTTATTTCTTATGGCTTTCATCTATTATACATGGTACTGTGTTATTCCACGATATTGAATGGTGAATGCGGGGGTTTGAAGTGTTCATCATTGATACAACCACTCCAGAAGGATGCATCATAACCGTTGTGAATGCTTTACAGTATGTTCCGTATTTAAGATACATATCTGTTATTCCGCCTGTTTGCTTTTGCGTAGCCTTTTGCACTAATGCAGCCATAGGTATAGTAAAAAATAAACTGCCACGACTCCCTAAAGTTGTATAAGTATTTACATCTTCATTCATTGCGCCTATAAACTTAAATGGCCTATCTACTGAGCAAATAAAGCTATTCATACATTTACGTAATAGTGGCCTATTAATTACAGTTGGGTTTTCAACACCTCCAATAAAATCGCCCCCCTGTGCAAGTGCAACAGCTAAAATGCTTTTGTTATCAGTGAAAAAATTTAAGTATGAATCAAAAACAAAATCCAAAGTTTTTATTTTTTGCACTAATAATCGTTCATTTAATTTACATGCATACCTAAATTCAAATGCAGTATAATCGATAATAAGTTCATAATTGAATACTGAGTGCCGTTTCGCTGCTTCAATCAAAAATAGCTTTTCGTTATCTGTTACGTTTGAGTTTTTAATTTCGGTAATAAGTCGATTAGTTTTGTATGTATCAACCAATTCAAAGATATTCGGCATACGGTTCTTAGGCTCGTATATAGGTGCTTTTATCTTTGATGTGTATTTCTGTTCGGCCTTTTCTTCCTGCCCGAATAGGTTAAATTGTTTCATATCGTCTGGTTAGTATTAAAGTGTTTCGATATATTCGCATAGTTCTGTTTCGCTCCCAAACCACTCCACCCTCTTATTATCCGGTTGTGTGACCAACACCCACGGCTTATCCATTCGCCGGCCTATCACTTTGTAATACAGGTAATATTTGCCGTCGTGCTGGCATACCGTTGTGTCGTCTTTGAATTGAGATAGGATTTCCATTACTGAGTGAGTTTAATTATGAGTATAAGAACTGCCAATGCAGCAAGTGCAAACAGTTCAATTTTGGCTGATGTTTCGTAGTGTTCCATTAGTCGACAGGATAAAGATCGGTTAGTAATATGAATTTAACGTCCGAATAAGTACGGCATTCACACACGCGGTCGACCGATTCCAAACGATATGTTATTCCGTTGCATTGAACGAGGTCGTTACGTTGCAGACATTTGCGCCAGTCGTTCAGATAAACCTCGTTTTCTGCATCGGTTGTACGTCCCATGTGGATTACGAATAGCGCTACTGATGCTATGGCAACTATGCCAAGTGCTATAATTATTAGAGTTGTCATATGATTTGTTTTTTAAGGTTCAAAATCTGTTGTGTTTCGTATTGTTCTACCTCTTCAGCAGCCAACTCAATAGCCTGGTTGCAGGCTTCGCGCATGGCGTTGATTATAGCCTGATAATCCATTGTAACCATTTCATTGTATGGTATTTCAGGACATCCGTAATCGTTTATTATTTCATCTAAATTAACCGTTTTCATACCCTTTATTTTTTCTTCAAAGTTAAACTAAATACTTCTGTTTGGTTCTCGTTAGTCGCTGACATTTACCACTGTTCTGATTGAGATTTGTCAATGTGGCAGCTATTTATTTAACAATTCATTAACAGTTTTTTAATTGTAAGTAGTTGATTCTTAGAGTGTTTACGGTAGTGGTAGTTAGCGAATTGTTAGCCAGCAATTGGCTGTTACTGAAATCTATTAAAGCGTCAATCTAAATTCTCATACATGGGTCGTGTTTGAAACGTGATACAGCCAACATGCTGCTAACACAGGCTATACACAATGCTTGCATTTCGTTTTCAATCTGACTGTGTGCGTAATCAATCATAATTTTAATGTTTTGTTAACGAGCAATCCTACTCGCCATTATCTGTTTGTGTTATTTCAACATCATATCCAAGATGCTGTAAAACTTGCTCTAAAATTGTTTTTACATCCTGGTTATGGAAAGGCATTTCTACACCGTTAACCTTTACTAAAGTTCCATAATTTGTGCAACAACCATCGGTACAATTATAACAATAGTCATCAAGCGTTACTACTATTTTTGGTTTATTGTCCATTGATCTCACTTATAAATTTATCAACCAACATTTCATTATCTTCTCTTATGTCCACATTATCCCACATCCACTCAATGAAATCCATTAAAAGACGTTTCCTATGTTGTTCCATCGTGTATTCTTCCTGTGATTCTCTACTTATCTGATTTTGCATATCTTTTTCCATTTGTCGGTTCATTTCTTCTTCCCGATCATAATGTTCATTTACGCAATCTTCAAAGTGTTGCTGACTTCCAATATATTCTTCCATAAGGCAATACGGGTTTAAAAAACATTAAAATTATTTCCTTCTGTACTTCTATTTAACTTCACGGCTGCACTGTGCATAGCCTAATACGTTATGCGCCATTGTAAAGAAAGAAGAGAAAAAAGACTAATGGAACAACGGCGCATAACATTGGCTATAACCAATAGAATTTAATTTGAGTTAGACGAGGCCTACAATAGATAATTATCCAAAGCCCTCATAATATCGTACTGTGCAAATCCAGATAATGCGGAGTACAAATCCTCATCCTCAATAGCATCTTCAAAGTTGCCTTCCGTTCCTCTTGCTCCAGTTGGTGTTGAAATGTGCTTTTCAACGTGGGTTGCATCACCTAATTGAACTGTTGTAGTCCATCCTTTAGGGGTAATTTCAATCGTTACTTTTTTCATGGTTAATTTTATTTTAAATTAGGTAAATTGAGTATTTGAGGTAATTAAATCTACTGGTCATAGCCTTATCGTTATACACAATAGAAAAAACAACATGGTTAGACGAGTTCCAATGCTCGGCCCCATTGTTCGGCCATTGCTTCGGCTATTTTTTTAAATGTCTTACTCCGCAGCGTTTGCCGGCTTTCTCCGGTTGATAACATTGCATCTGTAAAATATCTCGGTTTTCCGCTTTTATCAATGTATGTCGGTTGTGGTTCATCGCTTGCGGTTCTGTCCAGAAATAAATTATCAATCATTGCGTATTGTAAAGGCGGTAATCCTTTAAGCCAGAAGCAAGTTCTTTTTTTGTCGCTATCTCCAAAATAATACGGATGTATAATTTGATTAGCCTTTAAAGTGCTATTCATAAAGCCTACCGGGTTTTCAATACATATTTTTTCAATCGGGGCCCGCCAAAGTTGTAAGAAAAATTCAGCAGCTTCAATTCTGTTTTTCCATCGGTCAATTGCCTTTTGTCCGTACCTGTCAATATTGTAATAACCAACAGCTGCATTTGATAAATAGGTGCATGGCGGGTGTGCAATCATCATATCATATTTTCCGCTATAAGCCTCTTTTATTGCATCTCCCACAATATGCCATTCAGGATGTCCTCCGGTGCATTCTTTAATATCATTACTCCAGGCTTCAATACCTAACTTTCGCAATTCGATTGTTACTGCCTGGCTTTCTTCACATGCTACTAATACTTTCATAATTTCTTTAACTTAGGTAAATTGAGCGTTGTTTTTCTACAGTGTATAACACGTGCTATATTTCAGTCTGTGTGTTTTACAAGTAATTCGGGACATTTAGTTCAACGTGCCAGCCCGAAAATATAGCACCATTCGTTAGTGGCAAGCGGAAAGAAAAAAGATAATCTTAGGTTCGGTATTTTAATAATCCGCCAGCCACTAACATGCGCTAAGAATCAATTAAATGTTTTGAGTGGTACGCGTGGGTTCGGCATCTTCCATACACGGATTCACTTCATCACCTAAACTTTCGCCAGATAAATTGGCAAAAATTCTAACCATATCAGCTTTATTAATTCGCTTTAGCTTATTAAACTCTCTGTAGGCATTATTTAACAATTCCTGCAATTCTGCATTACATATTCTTATTCCAAAGTAAAGCCCTTCATTATAATCTTCTGTATTTTTCATAATTTCTCAATATTTAGGTTAAATGAGTATTTTAGGTAACTATTAATCAGTGCATAGCATCGGAGCGTTATGCACTACTGTAAAAGGTCGTAGGTGCGGAAGAAGAGAAACAATGGAACAGCAGTGCATAACAACGGCTATATACAAGGCGGCACGTATCAGCAATAATGAAAGGGCGCAACATACATTGCATAGTTTTAATAATATGGTTAACGAGAAGGCAGTTATTTGTTCCATTTTTTCTTATACCTGATTATGAAATCATCAGGAAATTCAGATACCCAACCACATCGGCAAACAAACTGACTTTTATTTTCATCCCATTGTGTTCTTGGTGCGCCAGCTATACAATCATCCATATTCCCACAATACGGGGAGTAACCATCTCTGTGCATTAGATTTTCTCTTACTATTGAATTTTCTTCCATTTTTGAGTTATTTTAGCATTATTAAAACTATTACTTTGAATTTTCAATTTTACTTCGGGTAGCCCTGTATATAGCCCTGTGCGTTATGTGCCATTGTAAAGAATCAAAACAAAAACTTCTCTTCCATTTCGGTTAATATGCCGCGCGCTTCGATAACTTTCAACTGTAATGACTGAATCACAGCCGGATCACACTCAACATCAAACGACTTTATTCGCCTTTTATCTTCAACCTGGTAAATAATGCCAGCATCCCAATTAGTTGCCGGAGTATCCAGCAGAACATAAACCAATTTAGCTTTACGTTTGCCTGTCAGGTGCATGTACACCTGTAGTTGATAGTAGTAATCCATGTTTGGTATTTCGTTCTCAAATAACGGAAACGTGAAGCAATCCCATGAATTTTTAATATCAATAATCATATCTTCCAGAATCATATCCGGAGTTCCGGTAAAATATTCATCTTCAAAATTAGCCTCGTTTTTCAAAGCAAATTTAATATCTAACATTTTTACAGTAAGGTTTATAGCTTCATCTTCCATAAACACACCCTTGTCGATGTATTTAGATTTGATTTGCTTCTGAACGCCATAAATTTCGGATGTTAACCACTCTTTAAGGTAGGTTTTACCACCTACTGAGATAAGGCAGCCTTTGCCGTTTGGAACTAATGTTCCGGCGGATGATGCACGGAGTTTAAATTTTTTCATTAAGAGCCTCCTTTACTTCGTCAGTTAGTGTATATTTTTTTTCAATCTGTTCAATCGTATAACTACCAGATTTTACAGCCGCTTTCATTTTTATAAACAATTCGCTGCCTATTTCAATCGGTTGTAGTTTAGTGTCTTCTGAATAAGTCATTTGCTGTTTACGGTTCAAATCAGCCCCGAATAGTTTACCGAAATGATCGCAAGCATCTTTAATTGCAATAGTCTTAGCAATAGGAAGTGCCATTTCAACCGCTCCCCTGTTTACGTTTGACATATCCATTAATAAACTGCCAGTGCCGGATTTGGTTTGTATCTCCTTTGCCCCTACTCCGTCGTGATAATACCACTCTTCAGAATCAGAATACCGGTAATGTACCCGAACCGTTACTTCGATAGCGTTTAACAGGGTTCCGGTTTTGATAACCTCAATTTTGTAATTGATTTTAAAGAATGTTTTGAGCAACCATTCTACCCGCTCAATAGGCAGATAGTTGAAGTCTTTAATAAACGGGTGCTTTTTTACCCATTCCGCCGGCGGCTCCTGGTTAAGAGCCACCATTATTTTATCCTGTTTAACGAGGCGTTCAATGTTGCCTTCGAATTTAGTGATGTTTGTCATGTGGTTGTTTTTTATCCCGACCGCGCCCGCTCACACCTGTTACCTGTAAGTATGTGGTGTAGCGGGTTCTCCGGTTGGGGTTATTGGGTTAGCTTCATCCCACAGAAAGGACAATACAATATATGTATTTCAGTTGAAAATGATGAATCTGTAGAATAGGCTTCGTATCCTATTTCCAAAGACTCCCCTACTATTTCAACTCTTAAACAGTCCCATTCTGTGGCTACTCTTAAATTGTTTTCGCAAATTTTACACATAATCGTTTCGTTTTTCTTTCTACTAAATTACAAATTATATATACATTCTGTTCTCTATCACCGCTGACATTTAGCCGTGTTTCGGTTGAGATTTGTCAATGGTTAGTATTCATAATAAGGGGGATCAACATCTTCGTCCATATCAGAATTATAATCTTCACAATGTGGATATCCGCAACAATTACACTCCTCAAATTGCCATTCATCAAATCCCCATATTGCGCCACAATTCGGGCAAGTCCATTCCTCGACGTTCATAACATTCGATTTTTAATGATTAACATCCCAAATACTCCCCACATCAGCCAGTATTCCGGCCTTTTCGTCTTGCTCGTTGTCGTAGCAGATTTGGCAGATACTACCAACCATTTCATCCGGAGGGTAGTGTTCACCACAACCGGAACACTTAACAGGTTGCAGTTCGTAGCAGGATTCGCAAAGTCCATCTGTGCAGTCGCCGTTGAATGAACCGCACTCTGGGCATATACCTTTGTGATATGGTCCGCCGTTTAGATCGAGTCCCCAGCTCATTTCTTCACTCCTTCCATAATTTCAGTCAGTACATCTTCGCCGGTAATCGAATCAGTCAGTAACCGTGTAAGCTTGGTAATGCTTACAACTATATCAGGTTCGTTCAGTACCATATCGGATATGAGTTGAAATACATATTCCGATCGCGTTTCTCTGTGCTGATCCGCCTTAATAAGATTGCCAATATAAACGGATTGATTCGGCTGTCTTTTCACGTATTCGATCTGTTCGTGATCGAGTCTGATGAATAGGGGTTGTTTCATTTTGAGTAGGTGTTAAGTTGGTTAATTATTCGGTTGCTTTTTTGATAGCGTCTTTTAAATTGTGATATATTGCTTCTCCTGTCATTCCTTGCGGATCGTCTTTTTCAAAGTTTTCAATATAAAATATAGCAGCATGAAGCAAATCGGGTGCGGATGCAATTAGTTTGGCGTTGGCTTTCCAATTCTGCATAGATTTTATTGCGTGTTCTGGTGCTTCGCAAATTATATTTCCTTCGATAAATTCTGTTTTAGATTCAGTCCATACACTATAACTGTCGTGCTTCCATTCCCCTTTTGTGTGTTTCGTTTCCATTTCACTTAATATTAAAGATTATACATTCAATCGTTTCCGCTATCAGTTTCGTTTTTTCGAATAATAGCCATTGTTCGGTTAACTGGTTCATATCGTGTCCTCCTGTATTGTTTTACGTTCTCCTATCTTTTTATTATCCCTTGCTGACTGTACGGCTTTATCGTACGTTTTACGGGCTTGTTTCTCGTCATTAGTAAAAGAAGCAAGGCAAGTCCCATCGCACCAGATATAGTGCTTTGTATCTCCGTTTAAAGGATCGGATTCCTGAGTTAGTTTATATGTCATTTTATTTGCCCGTGTAGCCGGTGGCAGAAGCTGTTAGTGTTAAATAAAAATAGTGTTATACGGTTATCGCTTCCGCCTGACTTCGCAGGAACAGGGTCGTTTATTCTGGAATAGTTAATACAATTTCAATATTGCCTCTATTTGCAGTTAAAAACTTTCCATCAAATTTTATATCAAACCACTGCTTTAAATAAGCTAATGTGGCCGATGTAGCATGCCCCTGAAATACAATATCACCTGCACCAATTCGGATGCTATAAAATAGATTCAGGTTAATGAATCTTTTTATTAATTGAACTTTTCTAAAATTTGTTTCCATTTTGCGAAGTTTTAAAGTTAGTATTTGTCTTAGTTTGTAGATGCTAAATTACAACCAATTGTATATACAATCCTAATATTTACCGCTGACATTTATAACACTTTCGACTGATTGTTATCCTTATTTTGGTTGACATTTGTCAATATAAAACAAAAAACCCGCCGGTTAACCACTCCGGCGGGAACAAAACAAACCAAACAAAACAACTCACCTCAATTTAAACCAAGCTACTAAACCCAAAACCACAATTAACAATATCCTGAAGCCCCAAATCTGGAACCACTGCCAGCCGGTAACGTAATTGATCTTTTCTTTTACAGTCTGTTTTATGTACTTATATTCAACTTTAGTGTTACTCTGAATCGCATCTTTAATCGTTGAAGCTATTACCGATTCTTTCTGAAAAAGATTATGGTACAAACGCGAATCATGAACATAAGCAATCGAAAACGCATATTTAGTATCCAACCGGCTTTTATCAGATTCAGCCAGTCCGTTACGAATTGTAACCGTGTCAACCGATCGTACCGTATCCGCTGCAACCCGAACAAATATAGTCGTGTCGTGTCGTTCTCTGATTATCATTTGAGTATAAACCGTGTCAGATTGTTGCACCAACGGACAACCCCAACGATAAGCGGCCTTTTCGTATTTCAACTGTGCTTTGTTACACATTTTTTCCGGCGACCGGCACGAAGCAAGGAAGGCCAGAAAGATTAGGAATGGGAGGAGGGTTTTCATGGGTTCGTTATTTCAATCGTTATTTCATCAGCTTTTTGCAATTCAGTAAACAACCTGTTAAACGTTTCGCGGCTCCGACTTATCCGCCCTTTCGAATCGTTAACACCTACCAAAATACAACCGTGCGTATCTGCCGCAACATTGCCAGGGTGAATTCGAATACCGCTGAACATTGGCACGTCAACCAATATCGGTAAGACGCGATTAAAACGTGCCGAATGCGTTAGGATAACTTTATACGTGCCGGCAGGAATCGCGGTTTCTCCGTACACCTTTACGCCGTCTGGCCGCACTTTGTCCTCTAATGTGTCGCAGAACTTTGCACCGTCAATGAATAACCTCCCGATGGTATAGGTTTCTTTGAGTGCGTGGCGTTGGAGTTTGAGTATCATTCTGCCTCCGGTTCTACATAGTTCTTCCGGCAATATGGCCGGATATCCTGCATTGTTATATTTTGCGGTGTGATACCGGCTACAGGAGTATCATTATCTTTTGGAATTGCGGCGGTTGGAATATCCAATAGTCCGCACAATTGTTGACACCTATTACATTTTATTGCGCTCATTTTTGTAAGTCTATTTCGTGAATATTAGTTTCGTATTCTTTCGGCTTAATCGCTTCCAACTTTTGACACTTTGCCGGTGATTCTTTAAACGCTTCTACAAATGCCTTTATTTCCTTCATCTCTGTTTTTAACTCATTCAATGCCACAGAATCCGCGCTAAGCCTTCGAATTGTATAATCATTGTGCCGGTATTGCACCACACGAAACTCATTGAACGCCTGTTCAACTGATTTCTGACTGCTAAAAGTTAAAGATACCATTAAGAAAATAGCCGTGAACATAATACCTAAAGCCCAGATTCCGAGCTTTGCAAGTGCTGATTCGAGTTTGTTTAGCATAGCATAAAGTTTTATTTATTAATATTTTCAGATTGATTCCGAATAGTTTCGTTTTTATCCGAACTTCCTTTTGATGAACCGTAAAAATAACTTACAACCATTGTTGCCATTGTAATAATTGCCCCGATCATTAAGTTAATCGCGGTTTCGTATTTGCCTGAAATAATCAGGAATAACATAACAGCGATAAATCCAAGTATCACAACGGCGCCTAGTACATACATGTAAATCTCTTTTCCTTTCATAGCCCTACAAGTTAGTTAAGTATTTATTCCTTTTATATATTTTATGCCTAAGCGCCGCCCTATTCTGCACCTCCAACTCATACCCAGCGCCCCACATCCCAGAATACTCAATCGTTAACGCCTTAGATTTATCCTGCACCATTTTGCCGTTAATCTTCATAGTTCCGTCCTCTAATATCCTGCCCCATTTCCCGTAGTTATTTACAACCGCTTCCCATCCAGAATCCTGAACCCAACCGACAACCTGCCAACCCCCCGCCTGTTCAGTTGTGATGCGGACCTGTTGCGCGTCTGGTATTGTCAGCGGTTCGTCGAACATAGTTTATAGACTTTAACTGTTGCAATAAATGACGCTTTGCCGTGTTTCAGTTGGATACGTACTAAATACATTCCTTCCGGTAATTTGCGCCAACGCTTTTCATTCGTTACTATTAACCGGCTTTGTTTGTCTATTTCCAGGCATTTAGTCGGGTCGTTCTTTATCGAAAACTTTACTATGTCGCCAACGTCGTTAATCACTGCACGTCCTATCACTTCGCCTCGCTTTACTTCACAGGCTGACATCTGTGACAGGTTGTAAGTCTGAGCTGTGGAGGTCAGTGTGAAGAGTAGGAGTATGTATAGGAGGTGTTTCATATTGTTCCCTTGTTGAACTATTTTAATTTAAACCAAAGAGTTGTTGATTTGGTAAAGTTATTTGCCGTTGAATTACTATCTGCAACATGTACGAATCCCCATTCGTCACTTTTTAATGGGTTTAATGCAATTAATTGTTTACAATCTGGCATCCCATATATCCGACTTGCTCTTATACTTACACCATAATCATTTGAGTGTACAATAGTTTCGTGGTTTCCAGTTATAAATAAATGACCATTAGTATTAGCTAATAGCGATACTAACAGAGAATTGTTACCAACATTTGTATTAGAAATTTTAACATAATTAGCAGGATTGGCAATATCTGATATATTGCATTTAAACGCTGCATGTTTTTGCGTATTATCGACTCCCCAAAATACATCATCGCCATAAAAACCAAGTGCAGAAGATTTATAGTATGATGTCGAATCTCCATTTACCTGTTCTACACCAGCCCAAATATCAGTATCAATATTATATGTAAATTTTATCCACCTTGCTAATTTAGGGGTATTACCATCACCTGTAACAGCCCAAAATGACCCATCAGAACTATTATAAGTTATTCCGTGGAAATGATTAAAATCCAAAACAGGTTCCGTTGAGTTTATTAAATAAAAAGATTTTAAACTTGCCCCATTATCTTTAGAATACCAAAGATTTATATTAGTTACCCCATCTGATGCTGTTGAATATGTGGAAAATACCCTTATTTCAATATCGCCTATAAATATAAAATTATCGGGCGATATATTCATGAAGTTTTGATTTGATGAAGGAGTAAAATTTTCACCTATAACATTTTTAGGTGTTATTTCGCTGATATTTGCAAGGTTATCAGTTGAAAGATATGCTTTTGTACCTGATTCAAAACTAATATTGCCATTATCCCAAATGTAAGCATTTTGAATAATGGTAAGCCCTGCAACCGATTTTGAATATTGGTAAGTTAATCCATTATCAATAGATAAGTAAACTGTACTGCCCTCCAGCTTTAATATTTTTTCATTTCTTGTTGCAACTATGTTTTGTGTATCATATTTCCAATATATAAAATTATTTTCATATATTCCATCCGCTTTATAATCTCTACAATAGGTCAATGCTATATTATATTCTGATCCGGTCTTATTGGTTTCATAAGCAATAATTTCACTTAATTCTGTTCTATCACCGTATGAAGGTTCTTTAAATTTAACAAAACATAGTCCCTTATAATTTACATTAGCCCACTTATACATCTGCAAATTAACCAATTCGTCAATATGCCAATATTTTTTTGTTGTTGCAGATGTTGAATCATAATGTGTAGTTGTATCTCTTGCTAAATCGCTCCAAATAGTCGCATCCGATCTATCCCATTTTGAGTTGTTTATAAATAATTTTGCATTTGAAAGATTGTATTTTGTAGTATTCCCTACAAATGTTCCAACCTTAAAGAATCCATTAATCAGGCTTCCCATATCTTGTTCTTGACCAGAATCGGTAAGAGGTACATAAACTTTCGTAAAACCGTTATCATACAAAGTATAACCAACATTAATTCCGTGGCGCGATCCGCCTGAACTATATTTTACAAACTTATAAGAATACGGCAGTACAGAAGCAGAGCCTATTAGATGGTATCCACTTCCGCCAGCATCATAATCTATAAAATTACTTGCTGTCAACGTCCTATCTCCTAATAAATATCCAGAATAGCCAAGCATAGGCCAATGAGCCAATGCACCCGAAACATTTATTCTATTAGTAAATATGTTTGTAATATCTGATTCAGATAATATTTTATTAAATACATAAATATCGGAAAAGCTGTGGTAACTAACTGAAAAAAAACCGGTTCCGGTTGCGTTATTTGCGCAACCTACTGTAAATTTAAATTTATCATCAAGGTGAGTAAAAGTTCCTGTAAATATCACATCTGATCCAATTTGCACTTCATCAACAAAAAATCTTATTTTCTTTGTAGATTGTTTTACATCCAACCTAAGAAAATGCCAATTAGTATCATAAACATCAATTGTTGATGGGATATTAATTAGACCTGTGCTGCTTTCCAAACAAGCACCAACATATCCAGAAGTGGCTAATGTATAAAATTGATACAATCCGTTGTTACTACCGCCACACGCTTTTCCAAACAATGTACCTGTAATAGATTTTGAAGTTGTTTCAGATTTTATCCACCCGCAAACAGTAAATTCATCATTTGTGTAAATATCTAAATTGCCGTTATCGGTTGCATATAAATATTCGGTATTTAATGTCTTTGAAAAATAAGGCAATACCAAGCTACCATCATTGCCAAGTTCATCAACTAATGACAATCCGCTTAGTGATTTACTCCTAAACACTAAATCCGAATTATACGGCGGGTTCAACAATGTCCAAACCTGAATGTACTTCCACGCCTCCAAATTCGTTACCTTAGTAACTCCCGCAATCGCATTCAACGCCGAAAGAACCTGACTATGCCCAGCCGCAACGCCCTGAATCGTGCATATTTCATTCAGTGCGTTGATCTCTAACGAGTGTCCGCCGGTACCACCAAGCAAAGTGCATATTTCATTCTCTCCGGCAATGTTCAACGAATGACCGCCAACCCCGCCAAGATCTGTGCAAATCAAGTTAATGTATTTCAGGTTAGTTTCCATTGTAGCAAATTTAAGTTAAGATATTGCGATTCTGCAAATTGTTGATAAAAATTAACCTACATCGTGAGTATTCAAACCGACAACGGTGCGTTGTGTTACTTTGGCGCTGAAAGTGTACATGTGTGATGTTCCGAGTTTAGTAGCAACAGGCTGTTCTGTGCGGACAAATTCAACTTCATTAATGTAAAAATGATCATGCGAAGTGGCTAATCTAAGCAACTCTGCCATATAGTCAGGTAATTCACATTTCAAAACAAACAACCGCTGTGCAGTTTCTTTTAACTTGACCTCTTCGCCCTGATTCGAATAAACTGAAACTTCGCCGCCAAATCCTAAGTCCTCTAGCTGTGCCTCAATCTGCATCGAATGCACCAAACCGACGGAGTAATCCATTTGAAAAGCGTTTTCATCATTGAACCACTCAATCAGTAAGTAATTAGTTTGATCTGAAACAGTAAACCGTTCCGATCTGTAAGCTAATGTTTCTCCGTCGCCTGGTGTAGGTTCAAGAAATACCTCAATATAACAGCATTCATTCGGGTACGTTGCGAAGTTAATCGTGTAAGTTTCATATTTATACACGCCGATAAACGAAGTCGCAAGGTCGGTTATTCGCGTCCGCGTTCCGCTGTGAATCAAATCAACATATGATGCTGATTCGTTGTCGTCCGGTGTAACTACCTGAAGCTGCTTAGATGTTTCCGGCACGTAAAATGTAAACGCATACGGTGCGCCGGTAGTATCAGCCGCGAAGGTATTATCGAAGTTTGGCCGGTTTGCGTTTATCGGCCTGAACCGGATTGATTGAGCGAGAGGGACGTTTATCATATGGTTACGATTGTTACATTATTGTATGTTTGTAAGTATTGAATATCTCCATCTGGTAGGCCAGAATTACATGTCATTTGTGATACCGGAACAGTAAGTGTTATGTTTTTTTCTGCATTAGCTGATGTAAAGACTCCATCAGCATTAACAGATGCCCCTATATTATTACATTTAGGCAAGTATATTGTATTTATAGATGCCAATGAATTAACAAAAGCAAAAGCAAATGTAAGATACCCAACTGATAATACTTCTGGTAAAACCCACCTACTGCAAGCACTTGATCCGTCGCAAGCATTATCTTCTATCCCTACAATAGATCCTATATAATCACTAAATTTTACAACGTTAACATTATCAAAAAATAGGTATGATTTTAGAGTAATATCATTACCGCCTGACAACTTTACAGTATTACCAACAACTGAAACAGATGTAAATTCAGTCCCGTATGTCGGCAAATCAAAAAATGTATTCCAATCTGATACACTTGAAGCATCAGCAACTGGGACATTATCAATAGAATCAAATTCTATTTCTAAAAATCCTGTTGTCTTGCTGTTAATAATCTCACATTCATGATGCAAATTATCCTTATCTATCACAAACACGTTCGGCGTTATCGAATCCAAAACATACCCCGTTTCAGTTTCTTCCGTTACGGTATAAGTCCCGAACGGTATTGATTCCAATAATATGCCGGCACTCGTTGAAATAGGCACGTTCATATATTCGATTCCGTTGTCGCCTATTATGTTCACATGGAAAACGGTATAGTCAACGACTGCACCCTGCACCTGTTTTTTTATTTCTAACGAAGTCGGGTAAACCGGATCACCAATAGGAGTAACATACGAAGTATTACACCGTAACAAAGTAAATTCTGACTTCTTATTTTCGTTCTTGCTCTTGTAGTCAATCAGCCAGCCATATTCGGTATCAGTGCATTGAATCAGCCCGTATTTATTCGCCTGAATTATATCTATGTCCGTTTCCTGTGCGGGTATTTCAAACCGCAATATTTCCGGATGCCAAAGCGGATCAGCAAGCGAAGAAATTAAAACGTCCGAATTTTCTGCCACCTCAGTTCCGCCCGTTACGGTGCTTTTTAATTTCGTGTTTTTATCTGAAGTCTGCCAGATCAAAGACTTTGTTTTATCCTTTTCACAGAACCCGCGAATGTACGCCCCCCACCGGATTAGGTTTCTTTCAGGTGATAGTAGTAAGTTAAACAGCGTATCGCGGTTTGAGATGTTTGATATTGATTCGAACCCTTCAGAAGTACGAATGATAAAATCTGAACCGTCGCGAATAGTATCAAACACAAACACATCAGATAACTCTTCGCTGTCATAATTAGTGCCGCCAAGTTCCAAACAAAGTAAAATACCTGCCATATCTGCACGTATTGGCGAAACTATGTTCAATTCCTTGTCAACCGGTTTAATGGGTGCAGTGAATTTTGAAGTTGTGTTGAACTCGTAAATGCCGCCTAAAGATTTATATTCAAATGAATTGAACCCGACTGCAATCCTGTTAAATGACAGCTCTGGATAATACTCTTTTTCGATTGTTTCAGATGCGATTCGATTAGATACGTTTAATAAAACTTCTGAAGAAAAAAAGTATTCCATCGGTTCAACGACCACCTTTTCAACGCCTCCGATTGTTTCAACCCCCATCCCTAAATTGTAAATCGACTGCATAGAAGTGAACAGCGAAGATAGTGATGTAGCAAGTGTTTCGTTCCAAAAGTTTGCGCCGTTGAAATTTCGCCCTGTGGTAATTGAACCAATAACGCCGTCCGCACTATATCCCAGATCAGTGCGCCCGAAAAAGTCAGATTTAAACCTGCCTGAATTTCCTGTATAGATTTGCACTAAGCGTTCAAATGCTTCATGATAAAACACACCTTTTACTAATGACTGCGGATAATTAGCCATCAAGTAACTGAATTTATACGTTATTCCTTCGAATGCGTCATAAACTATATTGCCGCTTCCTATTGATGGAGTGTAAACTGCATGTATTTTAATTGATTCACCTTCTAGCAAATCTATTATTTCAGATTTATTAATTAATATATTTGTTGTAACGCCCTCGCATATAACATTTTCTGAAAATATGTTATTCATGTAAACGCCTCCGGAATACCGATCGCATTTTATTTCCCACGAGAAATAAGCACTTGAATTATTACCGGTTGCAACTGCCTTAATATTGACCTCTAATGTGGCCTGTAAATAATCTTTTTCAGCATCCAAAAACATATAAAGCGAATATTCATCCGTTGCTTCAGCTTCTTCAAATTCGCTGGCTTCAATTGCCGTTGGTAATATGTGGCTTGCTGTTTTGGTAATTGTTCCGGTTCCGCTTGTCCAGTTGCAGAATTGAGTTAACCTGATTTCTGGCCTTATTATATTCTGTAAAGTTAGCGATGAAATAGTTTGTCCGTCAACCGATTTCACACCCAACAAATTAACGTCCATATTCGCCCGACTCAATACCAAGTCAGTGAATGAACCGTCAATCACTGCCACGTCTGTAGATAGTTCAGTACGCTTTAAAGTTGAATGATCTATCTTACCTACAAACCGCGTCCGAACCGAACCGAATGAAGTTGTTTCTGTGACTGTTAGGGTTTTATCTGTGTTAACGCCGGTTTCCTCGTATGAGTTTAGTATGTTATCACGTCCATCTTTTACGAATTTCAACTCACCTGTAGCGAATTTTCGGAACACTCCGAAGGATTTCAGGTCCCGCCTGAGTGTGAATTCGTCCGACTCCCATCCATCAGGGGCAAATTTGAGCTGTTTTGTTAGTGAGTAGGTAGTAGTTTCAATCGTTGCACCGGTGCCAGGATATTGAAAAGTACACCCGATGAAGTTTATTTTTACAATGTAGATTTTATTCGATTCGTAAAATACTTCAAAATAATCAGTAACAAAATTAGATGTATGTTCCACATCGTCCGGATCGGTCATTACCATATTTTGAAAAGCTGACAAAGTCGTCATACCTTCCCACACCGGAAACTCAAACGTATAAAGTCCTGCATCGGTATTGATTATAAATCCCGATGTTTCACGTTCAAACCCTGACCAGTCCACAACCTGTTCAGTATATGCCAAACGTTCAGCATCGGTTAAATAAAATTTAAACCGTTTTCCGTCCGTTGGCCTGTTCATTCCGATTAGTTCTTCTTTCCTGCCCATTGTACTTTTCTGAATAAGTAAGTTTTGTAGTAGTCGCCTTGTCTTTCTGTTATGTTTGAACCTGAAGCGGATATATGCAGTTCGCGTTTGTTGCGGATTGTATTTACGATATCCGCTCTCATTGCCTGAATCTCTGGCCTTATATCAATCTGATTCGGTGTAATACCTTGCTCAATCATTTGCCGCGTCTGTTCGCCACCTATAACTGTTGCACCTGCCATACCTTTGAACATTGTCGGTTTTGTAACTAACTGAACACGGCCTGAAGGTTCGATCATCCATTCAGGACGGCGTTCTCCGGCAATAAATGTGTCGGGTGTGCTGGCTGTACCGGCATCGAATTGCGGAACTTTCTGCGCTGATATAACAGCTATTTGAGCGGCTCCGGCTATTCCGGCGGATATTGCAGCCCCCGCGCTAAATGGTATCTTTGTCATTGCTGCCGTTACCGCTAAAGCTGTATTGATTATAGCCTGAACTATTGCGGCTGCTTTCTGTTTCTTTGCTTGTTCTGTCTTCAACTTAGCCGCTTTCTTTTCATAGTCAGCTTCAATCTTAGCCCGTTGTGCTTCTGTTAATTTAGCGTTGCTTAATTTGGCTTCCTTTTCCTTTTCTAAATTGCTAAGTTTCAAATCAAGTTCAGCGTTTGCATAGTCGGCTATGATTTGGAATGTTGCATCGGCTGTGACTTGTGCCTGTTCAATAGCGAATTGTGATGCTTCTCCTGGTTCAAATATCTTATCACGTGGACCGGCAACCGTGCTATTATCAAATGAAACTTGCGCCCGTTTGCTAAGCGTTGGAGTTGCTCCGCTTGTTGGTATTAAGTTTGCACCTTTTGATTGAATCGCAACCATTCCAAGTGCAATAGCTTCAACCTCTTTTTTTACGTTTTCAAGTGCCGTTTGTGAAGATATTAATTCCCGAACCATTGAATCAGGAACGGGCTGATTAGCCAGCCTTAATTCAATCATTGCGGATTGAAGGTCTGAAATTTTAGATGTTAGCTTTTCATATTGTGTTACTTGCTTCTCAACTGATTTCTTAACAATATTCTCATTTTTCTTTTCTTGCATTTCCATTTTACGGAAAAACCCTTCTTTATTTTCATAAACTGCATTATTTGTTTCAGCAACAGCATCAAATAAGTTTCTTGCATTATCAATTTGCTCCTGATTTAATTTTGATTCAAGTACCGAATATGCACCAACACCTTTTACTCTTAATTCTATCATTTTTCTATATGCCCTTTGTACTCCAGGATCAGTTTCACCCAATATACCGGCATTTGCATTATAATAATTTTCCGCATTTTTTAAATCTTCAATTAACTGTACCTTTTCTTCTGTTGTTCCTTTGAAAAGTAAATACGATTCTAATGTAGATTTATTTATACCTTTTGCTCTAATTATTGTACTTAAATATCCTTCATAATTTTGCTTTGCTGATGCAGCGTCTGCCTCACTTTGTGACTGTGTTAAATCAATAACTTTCTGCATTATTGCAGCTTTTTCTGCTGCTGACTTATTATGTTCATAATATGATAATCTTAATTTAGCTATCTCTTCATTTTCCTGTTTGTGCTGAGAAGATAAACC